ATACTACACATAATATAGTTCAACTGTCCCACTAAAATCAATAAGCACTGCTACTTAATTAGTCCGAGCGATCGATCCATTCCCACAAACCATCCAGCACCCTCCTCTCTACGGGGTTCAACGCATCCAGAATCTTGCGGCGAATCCTCCACGCCTTGTTCTTGGAAACGGAGATGTCACTGGCGCAACGCCTGACGCTCGGGGCTACCATAGCCCTGTAAATATCTTCACGCTCCAATCCCACCCCATTCCATTCATACCCATCTGCCAGAACCTTGGCGGCATGATGCCGTTCGTCTGGCGTACCGTACTGCCAATACATCCAAGCAGTCTCAGCCTTGCCCATCCTCTCAACAAACCCAATGATCAGCGCACCCTGTGCGTGAAAGTCATAGGCTGTCATCGCACCACGGTCGTGGTTCTTCTGCTTTTCCTTCACAAGAAAGACGTTGTGCGCCTGACTAATGATCGTCTTGTGACGAACCTTAAAGGCAAAGCGCAACGCTTGCTCAGGGGAGTTAAACATCTCAAGCCTTTCCGACCATGATCCCGGTCTTACCTAGATAAACAAACTCTTCTTCACTTGACTCCTCGAAAACAACTTCAAGTTTTGCTGACTCACCGAAACGCTTTACAACAACACACTGCACAACCTGTGTGTCATCCACATAGACGGTCCGATTGCAAGCATCTAGGACCACCTTGACCACGTTATCCACGTCCGGCTTGGACGGAGCGATTAACTGACGGCTTGCCTCTTCACGCTTTTGCTTTGACCACGACTTCGGTATCTCGTAGTGGGCAACCAATAGCGCTCGAACAGGGAACGTCCAAGGATCACAACCCCCCATCTCTTTCATTGCATAGTCCCTCACCAACGACTCATAACTCCGGGTCGACGTGGGCGTTATTGCCATGCCCGTCTTCCTTATAAAGTGAGGTCTACCCTTGCCCACCACCTTGCCGTGAATCGTGAACTGAATTCGATGACGGCTCGTAGTCGATACATCGCTGTTGAGCAGAAGTCTTGTATCGGAGGCAACGACGCTTGACGATGCCGCTATCGCTTGTTGTTTGCTTAAGGTATTTGCATCCATCACAGGTCACGCTCCGTACGCCTTGCGCTCCATGCGCTCGTTCGCTTGATTGGTCCGCCATACTTCGATCTCCATCTCAATCTTCCGCAACAAAAACTTTTCCCGAGTCTCAACTTCTGTCGCATCCTTAATGGTGGTCAACAGACTCAAGTACTCCTCACTAGCCAAAGCCTCACGCTCCTGACCAGACGATGTCTGCACACCCTTGGCTTGCGCCGACTTCATCAGGATTGCTAGCTTTGCTTTCTTGAACTCCTCCAAATAAGACAGATGCGCCTTGGCTTTCGCGTAGTCATCAGCCCTGTCCCTGAACTCCACCAGTAGTTCCTCAATGTCCATTCGCTCCCCCGTTTAGAAAGTTAACCATCGCATCAAGGGGGCGCAGATCTTCCTCGCTCACCGCATCCCGCTTGCCATACCCAAAGTCCACCTCATGCATTACCCGCTTGAAGTGACTCTTACTTGCCGCACCAAACAAAGTGATCGAGGTTGGACTAGACACAAAGCCACCAACCAGAATGTCGGAGCTAACCTTGTCGATGTCATTGACATACAGGAGTGGATCGCGGCGCTCCTTTGAAAGAGTCTTGACTTGAATCTTGTAGCCATTGATCACGATGTCATTCCCATCATCACCAAACTTGTGAATGTCAACATGGAAGTTGACACCCAAGTACTTGCACACCGCCGCCTCACCCATCAACCCAATCATGTGCATCGTGAAGTCATCGATGTCCTCTGCGTAGCGGTGATTAGTAACCTCATTGCGCTGATTCGAAATGCGCTTGGTCTCATGGCACACGGATGCGTAGTGCAAGACCTTCATCAACTCAACAGGTGACAGCGTTACCGTGTGTCTCATTTGATATACAGAAAACCCTTCTTCATTATTTCCATGTAGGTGCGACAGATTGCGGTGAGAATGAAGTCGCGCTTCTCTTCTCGACTCATCTTGTTTCCTTGGTCGTAGTCTGTGTGACAGGCGTAGCAGAGCCACGCACACATACTGTCCTCTGCTTTTTGCCCACGACCCTTGCCATGCTCAAGCAAGTTGCTATGAGCAGACACAACCGTTCCATCATCGGAGCGGCACATCACGCAAGCCTGACCTTTCGCAAGGTCAAGAAACTTGCGGGATCGATAGGCGTTTTCTTTTTGCAAAGAAATCAAATGGTTTCTCCATGTAAACGTCGAATGTCCAAGCGGTTGACTGATGTGTATACGGAACGCGCAGCACAACCATCACGACCTCCTCTTGTTTTTTTTTACCGCTTCGCGCTTAAGACGTAACCACTTCTCTTGCTCCGTCTCTGGCGGTCGATAGTCATTGAGGCAAGATGGAACAATCCCTTTGCCCTCGCTTGACTCTCCAATTTCCAGACCGCCTTCCTTTGCGTACACCAACTTGGAATCGGGGAAGTACTCACGCACCTGATCCACGATCTTTGCAACACCCGGCATGGCTTCCCGTAGCTGTTCTTTGGTAAACATTCGGTTCGCCTCAGATATGGACAACTTCAGAATTACCTCGCCCGGGGTGCCTTGCTGAGTCGTACTCAGAGGAGTGGTATCTGGCTGCGTTCTCTGTGTATCTTCCATTGTTAGGATTCCAAAATAGGTGGGCGACTCCGGGGCGACCAAGCCAACGGCTTCTTACTTTCTGCACATGAACTTCAGACGGAGCATCCGGGTTTGTTTTGTCTCGATGAACCGCTACGATGTTGTCTGCCTTGTTAAAGAAGTGGGCAGAGCCTGACACCGAGTAACCATCCGGCACGGGATAATTACCCTCCTTGTCTTTAATCAGCTTTGCAGGGTGCGCTACGAGCCACACATGGACGCCGTTCTCACGGGCGAACTTGCGGATGTAGGTAAGGAAGGCGGAAACATACTCCGTCTCATTGATCCCCTCCTTGCGCTTCGTATGATCCAACTCGTTGTAAGGATCAATGATCAAACCCTTCATGCCGAAGCGACGCACCAGCACCTTTGCCTTATCCAATACAGACTCGATAGTTGGCTGCTCTGGCAATATGAAATGAAAGTGTTCGTTGAGCCAATGCTTCGCGTCATCGAACTCTTCCTTAGTAGCCGATCGGATACGCTTACTCATGCGCTTTTCAATCAGCTTCGCGGCGTGCCAATTGATTGGCTGGTTCTCTGGCGAGCAGACACCAAACACCCATCCGCTACCCTCTGCGAGATTGACGGCAAGAGCATCAAGCCACTCGGACTTACCCATGCTTGGTATACCAGTCACAAGAGTCCATTGCGACGGCGCTGGCGAGTACAACTCATCGACCCTCGCCCATCCTGTACGAACGCCGTCAGGAAGACCATCCTCAAAGAGAGAATCAAGATCGTCAGCAATGTCGCTGACAGAGAATAGTCCCTCAACGGGATAGGGTTGAGCAGCCTCTATGCATTGACGCAGTGTCTCTGCACCGTGCTTGTTCAGTACCTCATTGGCATCCTTGCACCCATCTACCCACGTCACACGAAGGCAACGATCTCTGCCCAGTCTTCGGCTAAGTTCTTCTTCGAGCTTGCGTCCGGGTTCGTCGTTATCGACAGCCAAGATAAATTTCTCGACAGAGTCGAGGCGCTCGTCATCGAGGTACTCAAACTTTGTCTCGTAGTTCTTGGCAGTAGGTGATGGCGCTCCATCGGGAACCGAGATTGCGTTTGAGAAACCAGCAACCTCTAGGGAGAGTGCATCTATCTCGCCCTCGACGATGATGGTTCGAGGACCAAGATCATCAATCTTGTAGAAAACTTTTTGTGCGCCACCGACCTGACGAAAGTTTTTCTTTCCGTCTCTATACTTCACGTTTACAACTTCGCCGCCACTAATGTAGGGGAATGCGATGGCACGAACCTCCTCCTCAATCTGGGGCATCCAGACATCGGTAGCGCCAACTTGATTACGGATTAAGACCTCATTGGTCAGCCCACGCTTTGTCAGAAACTCAACCGCTTTATCGGACAGCGGCTCAGGCTCGTACTTTGGCTTGAAATACTCACGCTTTGTGGCAACCATTGGCTTGGCGTACTCGCCA